CGCTCCATCGCCTTGATCGCATTGCGATTAAATTCGAGCGTATAGTCCTTTCCTTTGTAGGAAAAATTGATTGTTTTAGCCATAGGTATGTCCTTTCTTTACTGATTAGTTGCCGCCCTGAGCCGCCGTGGGCGCTGCCGCAAATACAGGTGCACCGGAAGGAGCAAAATACAGGTTGGTTTTGAGAATGCTGTTGACCTCATAGGCAGAGGAACCCTTCGGGGAAGGCATACCCTGCATGTAGGTGCAGTTTGTAATTTCAGGCGTCTGAATACAAATCCAAGCCTGCTTGCCGCCGGTGAGCGCCTTCGCCGCCGTAACGAACGCGTCCCATGCGGTGTAGGTCTCGTTGGTTGCGTTCGCAACGATTGCCATGTTGTCAGCCATACCTTTCAGACCAGCACGGCCTGTGTGCTGCTCGGTCTCACTCAGCACGGTGGTGTCGAGCATTTCAGGCTGCGGATTGTTTTCGGGAATAGATTCGATGTTTGGAAGTTCTGTATATCCGGTTGCCGGGCGCGTGCCTGCGGTGGTCTCAACCGCCCAGGATACTTTTACGCCGATAGTTGTTACACCAGTTACTCCTGCTATTAAATTACCTCCGTTAAAGTTATTTTCCTGAATCTCAGCACCCTGCGTGAGATCGTCGCGGTCGCATTCGGGATAGGCTGGCAGAATGTGCGAATATACGCCATATCTACCATCGTGTCGCTGATAAGTTCACCGATTGCCTTTGCCTGTTCAAAGCGTTGCCGTGAATCCTGCAAGTTGCTGTAGACTTCTATTTTGTAATCTACGCCTGCCACATTTTCAAGCCGGTCAAACGTAGAATGCTGTGTTAAAATTTCGTTGCTTGTCTGAACGACCGTTACCGCCGGAAATCTCGGCGGCTCCGATGATACTTCTTCGCCCGTCACGTAGATACCGCTGTAAGCGTTTCGGAGCGCCGCCGCAACAGTATTGAATACGATCGATTCATCATTTATCATCTGTTAAACACGCTCCTTGCTATGGGTATCACTTGACTTTTAAGAAGCTGCGCAGTCCCCCACATGAACGGTCGGCTCGGCTGGCCTTCCGTGAAATACCACTTGCCGTCTCGTGCAGGGAAGTACCACCCGACGCGTCCATCTCGACGATCTCTGCTCTTGCTATAACCTCACCCTGCGCCACAAGCTGACGGATTACCTCATCCATTCTAGCTTGAATAGAGTTGCGGTATTCCCTCAGCTGAGCGATAACAGCCGCTGTATTGGTGTTTAACCTAATCATGTGACTGTCACCCTTTTCAGCGCATAGGCAATACAATTCAGCGACTTCGCACGGCGCTTCACGATGTAGTCATGCGGATGATCGGGAGCGTTATCAATCCAGATCCGCGAGTATTCATCAATCGGGCAACTCATATCATGTGTTACCATTGATACGTCATAATCGAGGTCTTTTCCAAACGCTTCTGCCGCCGCGTCGCCTTTCTCCGAGGAAACAGCGATTTTCATTGACTGAATTTCACCGTATGACTGGCTTTCGTTGCCCCAGCCGTCCGTGCTCGTCTCCGACAGAAGGGAGTAATTTATCGTCTGTTGATTGCGCTCTAAATCCCTTATCGCACCACCCCTAACGGCGTGACTTCTTTGAGAAGTTCTTCGAGCGGTTCATAGCTTCGGCTCACACCTAATTCATTGTGCGATGATTCGCCCTCCGCACCACGCTTGTTATAAATCACTACTGCGGCGCGGAGCTGTAAGCCGTAGAAACGCTCCGGCAAAGGTGGATAGCATTCACAGAATGGATAACGCCGGGCAAGAATTGCGTCCTCTGCGTCGTCCAAAGCTGACTGCAAATCGCTGTCCTGCGCGTCGGGAATGCGCTGCTTTAATCTGTTAAGCTGTACAGAGGACACAACTGCTCACCTCTCAATCAGGTACCGGGAGTAAACTCAGTAGAGAGACCGGTAATCATGCCGTGATAAAATTCGGGACCGTAGTCAAGGCCAATCTGACCGAAAATCTGGTACTTCTCGCCAGCGCCGGTCTTTGCCAGCTGCTCGCGGTAGAAGTTACCCTTGCCGGGAGTAATCATCTCAACAGGGCGCATAACGTCAAGGTTGAGCGCAAATGCGGTGCCTGCCGGGATAAACTCGCCCAGCTTGAGGTAAATCTCACCCATAGGAGTGAGCAGAGACATAAGGCGAATGCCGTTGTACATTCTGTCAGCCGGAACGATGGTCAGGCCGTTTGCCTGCGCGTCGGCGTTAAGCTGATACAGAGAGGTAGAATCGACAAGAAGGGTAAGTCCCTCGGTGGGAGCGTTGTTGTCGAACATCTCCTTCATCAGCTCGGCGACGAGCCACAGGCCAAGCGGAGCGGATTCTGCCGCAAGCGTGTTGGTGGTGATCGCGTTCACAAGACCGCGCGACTTGTTGGCCACATTGTCGGCGGTTGCTTTCTGATACACGCCGTTGATAAAGGTGTACTCAATATCGCGCGCCATCTTCTGCATTTTCGCCGCGGTCTGAAAATCCCTAGGATCAGTAGGATTCGGCTGCTGACCGGCAATATTTACGCCGGACATCGTACCCATATTGCTCAGCTTCGCGTCGGAAATACCGAACGTCTCCTGAAAAATCTGCGTGACGTTGGTTTTCTGCTCCGTGGCAATGAACGTGGGATCAGGAGCCGTCAGAGAAGCGGTCTCACTGATTGCCGGCTGTGCGCCGCCGCCGGTTTCGTATTCCTGACCGGTGACAAATTCCACGCTGTCGGTGTAAACTCTACGCGGTGCAATCGCGGTCAGAAGGGGAGTTCTGGTGTTACCTTTGTTGTAAAGAAGGCCGCTGTAATTAGGGAGTGAAAAACTCTGCGCAATACCGTTTGCTATTAAATATTACCTCCGTTATTTTGATTTTCCTGATACTGCTGCGACATCAGGCTTGCCGCAAGTGCAAAATTGCCTGCTTCCTTTGCAGTCTCAATTTCTTTTTCGTAATCTCTCGCGCCTGTTCCCTGCTCTCCACGGTCGGGATCAGGCGTTTTATTCATTTTGTCTGCAATCGCGGATTTTCTGGCACTCTCCATCACGGATTGCTGAATCGAGAAGAATGTTTCGTTGTCGCCGTCATAGAGCGCCGTCGCAGCTTTTTCGGCGTTGTCAGCGTCATAGCCGCTTTTCAGAAATGACTTCGCATTGTCGCTGATCGCTACACGGCGTTTCAGCGCTTTCAGTTCCTCGTCTTTCTCCCGTTCGGCTTCGGCTTTCTTCTCGTCCTCTGTTTGACTTTCCTTGACTTTCTTTTTCCATGCCGCCGCGTCGCTTGCTGCCTTGTCATAAACTGACTTAGGCACAAACTTTGTCATGTCCGGCGTTGCTACGTCGTAGGCTTCGAGTGCTGCCACCTTTTCTTCCGGTGTCATGCTTTCGTAGCCGTCAATCTGTGTGATGTCAATTTTCGCCATAAAAAAATCCTTTCTGCGTTTTAACGACTTCTCTGTCTTTTGCGTTTAGTGTTCTCTCACTTTTGCGATTATAGACTTCTCTGTCTCTGGTTGCAGGTGCAGGAATCGAACCTGCATTCTCCGGGGAATAAGCCCGGCATGGAATCCTGTACCACCCACCTGCCATGTATACCCGGACAAGGAAAAGAGGAATAAAAACCTTATCCGGGATTTTGAAGGAGGAGAAAACTATCAAGGTGGTGTCAAATAGCACCGGCACAGATAATGTGAATCGGGTATGCCGTCAATGGGATAAACAACTCCGTCTCGTTCTTCACATTCTGCGCAAACTTTTCTGTCTCGTTGTGTGTTCCATCGCAAGGAGCGATAACCTAAATCACGGTAAGCGTCGCGGCTTGCGTAGTCCACAACATTGATTTCGTACTGTTCTGTCTGCTTGCTCCACAAATCTCTTGCACGCTTGTACAGTACCAGCACGTCTACATCTGAATACTCCGCGTAGGTCAGCACAAGCAGGCTTTCAAAGAATCGGTCACGCTTGCGCTTGACTTCGTTGGTGTAGATATAGTCAGTAACTTCGTTGGTCGTTTCGAGGATTTCATCAAGCCAAGCCGCGTCAAACACTCTGCTCGGCTTCTTGCCTAATTCCTCAAAAATGTCGTTATATACCTCTTGCGCAATTTCAAGGAGAAATTTGCGGTTGAGACGGTCAAGGCGACGATATAGGTTCACCGTGTCTTTCTTGATACGGAGAATGTTCAATTCGTCATGCCCTGTGAAATTCCTTAAACGGTGCCGGTTAAATTCTCGCTTGATTCTTGCCAGAATCGGCACCAGCTTTTTGTCGGCTTTCTCATACGGCGACTTCGGATTCATTTCCGATCACCTCAGAATCTTCATACCGCCACTTTTCCAAATATGGCAAGCTGTTCTTGTATACCTTGTCGGGATCGTCGAACAGTCCGACGGTAGAAATAGCGTCGTAGGGATTCAAGCCGCAGTTTAGAGCCGTGAACAGCGCCTGCAATTTGGTGAGCAATTCATCGTTGCGGTTGCGGCTGATCTTGATCTCGATATCCGACAAGCTGAGGTCGGCAATTTCTTTCAACTTGCTTTCGCCCGATTTATCAACGATATTCAGGGCGACAATCAGCATTTCGCGTTCGCATGCTTCAAAAATCGGTTCCATTGACTTTGCCTTACTTTCGGCAATCGCAAAGCCGTTACGGAGAATGACAGCCTGCCCTGTGTCGCCGCCGGTGTTGCCCTCTCTGTTCGGTACACCGGTGATTCGCAGGAGACTTTCATAGAGATCATCTTTCAAGACTTGCTCGGACTGTTGATCGAGTTCGCTTGTCAGATATTTGACGTTTGCCTGTGCAGCACCGTCCACGCTTTTTGTGAGCAACAGCATTTTCTGCGCAAGCGTGTTGACTTCTTCTTCGCTGATCTCGACGTTGTTTATCCAAATGAAGGACTGAATATGCTGCGCCAGTCCGTTAAGGCGGTCGGAAGTGCAAAGGTTGATCGCGTCCAAAACAGGCAGCGCCTTTTCAAAGATACCCATGCGGTCATTATCAAGTGTGTATTCGATAACAGGCTGAATGCCCATACCGTTATCCTCGATACGTTCCAACTTGTTAATTACAGGATCGCCGGAAATGAAGAACGCTTTCTTGTCGGTATATACCGTGAAATGCGGATTGCTGTTTGTGTCAGTATAATACGTCACGCCGCCGATGATTCTTTCCTCTACGCCTACGTTACGGATAACAAACGTGTCCTTCGGGTCGAGAGATATGATCCGAAAAGGGGACATCTCCCATTTGCTACGGTTGCGCTTCGGGAGCAACATGCGATATCCTACGCCACACGTCAGAATATCCTTGACAAGTTTCTGATCTTTGGCGTTCTTGTTTTCTTCGAGGAACAGCTTGCCGAGCATGAACACGCCGCCCGACGCTTCGATCTGCTTTGTGTCGGGATTGTCCTCAACGGTATGCTGTGTGAACGCAATCGGATTGCCGAAAATATAGCCCTTATAGAAATCGACGACCTCGGAAGCGTGGTTCTCCACGATCTTATAGTTGATCTCAGGGCGAACCGGTTTCTCTCTGCCTGAAATAGGCTGTTTGCCCTTTTCGTAGTCCATCAGGAATGAAATAGCGCGGCGATTTTCAAGGTGCATTGGAAAAACCTTCTGCAAAACCTCAACGACGTTATCCCTCGTGATTTCCTCATAATCGACCTTGATTTTCTTTCTTCCCATCAGGCTGTTGCTGATTACTTCCGCTATTCCTTTTTTCACCTCCGTCAAACTAAAAAATGCCATCACCAAACGCACTTAATCAGCGTTTAGCAATGGCACTCAGGGCACTAAGGTCTATGGCTACGTTCTTGTGACAACATTTACACCACGGATATATTATTCCTCGTGCTCCGCTGTCTACTTTCAATAGCATTTTTCGGTACCCCTTCTTCGCACATTCGGGGCAATAGACAGTTACTATATTCATAATTATATTATAACATGTGATACAACTTTTAGCAATAGTTTTAGAAAAATCTTTGTAAAATTTTTGCCGTATTTCCGCGTAAATTCTGCACATACAGGGCGAGCATAGACATTGCGTCCGGCACGTCGTCATATTTGTTTTTGCCCTTGCACGTGTACGTTGTCAGAAACTTCATCATTTTGCCGTAATCGCTTCGCGGCGTGTAAAGGCTCTCGTCCTTGAAAAGAAAGTTGTCGATGATGTACTGTGCATTGACAATGATTTTCGTTTCCTTGTTTGTCGTTGTCCGTTTGGTGACAATTCTGGTTGCTCCGTTGCGGCTCTTGATCTCTGCCTGAACGTCACGAGCAACATAATCACCGCCTGTGTTGCTCTCAAACTGCGCTGACTGCACTTTGTTCTGCATGAGCGTTTCGACAAGCCGCCCTGTGTAGTTGGTTGAATCGTCGCAAATCGCGTCGTCAATAAATACATCGTTTCCGTAAACGTAGGCAACAGGCATGACGGCATAGTCCTTTCCTTTGCCCTTCGTGTCGCAGACTGCCACAATAGCGTCCGGCTCCATTTCTTTCGGCAATTCAAAATATCTGCGCAGATTATCTTCCTCAAACAGAATGCCCTCACGCTCGATCGGTCGGTTTTGATAAAGCGCGTCAAATTCAACAGGATCAAGTGTGTTTTTCATATCCTCGAAATAGGCAGTATCAAATCCCACACCGTATTTGTAATCAAAATTGCTGATACCGTTCTCGTCCAATGCCGGGACGACAATGAACCTCGCCCTTTCGTCGCCGTCGTACATCGTTTCGAGCCGTCCGATCACGTCATGCACCGACCAGCGCGTAGCGATATGGATTTCTTTGCACCCTTGCTTCTTTCGGGATTTCAGGTCGTTCTTGTAACTCTCCCACAGCTTGTCCAAACGGTCACGGCTGAGTGCTTCTTCAATTCCGCTCACAAGGTCGTCGGCGTACAGATACCTCTCACATCTTGTGGCACCCGTCAAGCTGGCGTTGATTGCTCTGCATGTGATTGTTTTGAATCGCTTCTTGTTGGCAAGGTCGATCGTTTCCTCTTTGGAGTTCTTGTCTTTTAATTCAACATCAGGGAACACGTCATGCCACAAATATTCCTCGTCCGTAAAGATTTGAAGCAGTCCGTCATAAAAGCTACGTGTGAGTGTTCCGCTGTGTGCTGACATGAGGTTGGGTTGCGTGGGGTACTTTCCGGCAATCCATGACATGAAGTATATTCCGAGTGTGCTCTTGCCTGTACCCGGCGGCATGCTGATACTCAGAATGTCAAGTTTGTCGTCCTCCATATCCTGCAATGCGTCAACAACCATTTTCAACTGCTCACGCCGCGGCTCATAAAACCGCTTTTCCGGCTCTCGGTCTAGTTCCAAGTAGATCAAGTAACTGTCCAAATCGTACCGTGACATGTAAAGAAGTGCCTTTTTGTACAAATCGAGAAAATTCAGCCGATCATTTCCGGTGCACCCTTTTGCGTATTGTGCCGACAAGCGACGAACACGCCGCACAATCAGCCTGTCGTCTTGATTCCTCGCGTATTGGAACAGCAGATTCAGGTTCTTTGGGTTCTGCAAATTGGATTGTAACAGCTTGTCACGCAATTCATCATTGTTTGGTATTCGGCTTTCAACCTCCTAAAAAAATAGAGCGCCCTGCATATTCGCAAGGCACTCAGGCACTAATTTGTTTTATTCTGCTTTATATTCGGTTGTCAGGATTGGCTCGTGTACTCCGCGAATGTAAGTTGAATCCTTTCCGTATTTGTACATTCCTTCATAAACAGGGCGATGTAGCTTGATGGAGCGAATTTGCGATGTGTGAAATCTCTTGCCAATTCGCGTCTTGTACCCCATGTCATTCAGCCAATCAGCTGTGTCCTGCATGTTCATGCCATTGTCCAACTGTTTGAAAATAGCCCTGACGATCTCCGCTTCCGGCTCATAGATAACCAGATTGCCATTCTCAACTTTGTAGCCGTAAGGAGCACGACCGCCGCTGTAACCGCCGCAGGAAGCCTTGATACTCCTGCCTCTGCTTGTCCTCAAAGCGATGTTCTTTCTCTCTTGCTCTGCCACAAATTGAAGGATTGCTCGGTATAGGTTCGCCAAGTCCTCGTTGCCTCCGAAATCTTCGCGCACACTCAGCAACTTGATATTCCGCTTTTCAAGCATGTACAGATAGTAAAAGTACAGCTTCATGTTTCTTGCCACACGGTCAGTCTTGAATGAGATTACCGCCTGTATCGGTGGGTTCATAATATTGCCGCCGTTGATGATCTCTCCGTCAAGTACAGGACGCTCGTCCTCGTTTCCGCTGATCTGCTCAGTGTACCATTTGACTATGGTGTATCCGTTTTCACTTGCGTATTGCGAAATTTCCTGCTTCTGTGTATCTATGCCGTACTTGTCGTCCTCTGCCTGCGCTTTAGTGCTTACTCTGATATATCCTATTGCGTTTTTCACGGTTCGCTCCTCCTCTTTACTTGATACATTTATTATACACTATCGTAAATGTTTTGTCAAGGGTTTTTGTATTGCCTTTTTTCTTTTTCGCGGCAATTTGAGGGGTTAAAGAAGGGGCACCGGTGCGCGCCCATGCACCCCCTCCTACCCCTCGCAAGCCGCTTGCAGTCTGACTTTTCAACATGCACAAAAATTCAGCAAAAAACTAGGCAAGTCTACAAATATACATGAAATCATAATTTTCTGTTACATTTATCTTGACAACGTAGGTGTAACAGTGCTATTATATAGTTGTCAACCGAACACACAACCATTTCTTTTAGGAGGTAACACCATGAAAACCAAGATAATGACATCAACGCAGTTCGACGCTCTCTCTGAGAGATATTGGAATGGCGAAATTGACTACACTGACATTTTTCCGCTCGATACCATCGCGGTCGTCGTAGATGATAACGGCTGGATCCGCATTGACTTTGAGACCAAAGCGAGCCGCCCCACAACCGTAATCAACCGCGTTGCAAAGGCACTGTGCAAAATATTCGAAGGCATTGACGACGTTACCCCATGGATCAAAGAAAGCATCGCAGACGGATATTTTCGCGAAGTCGGTGACAGTTTCGTTTGGGGACTGGAAGCAATCGACGATGATACATGGTATTTCTACATGAATGTAAACATCAACGTCCATGACTACATCGCTAGGAGGTGACACGAAATGACATCGAAGCAGATCAAGGCAACGCTCTCAGCGCGCCGGGGTAACATTAAGTACCTAACCTTAAAAGCAATCCAAACTGTTATTGATTGCATGGAATCGGGCGACTACTCAACCGCCCACGGCTTGAAGTTGTACCAGTACAACGGCGCTTGTTACTGCGAACTTCTGGAAGTCCTCAGCGAAAGCAAAAAAGCCCTTGCCAAATAACCACACCCGGCAAGGACTCAGAACACACAACAGCATAAAAACGCCGCTGCCCTTCAATCTTACCACGGCGGCGGCATAAAGTCAAGAAATTGGAGGTTTTATCATGAAATACAACTATCTTGAAGCAATGCAGGCAGACATTATTGAATATCTGGAGAACGATCTGGAGTTGAAAAACTTCACCGACGAACACGGCGACATTGACCGCGACGCGCTGACCGAGTACCTCAATGATGAATTATGGACTTGCGACAGCGTCACTGGCAACGCGAGCGGCTCCTATACTTTCAACCGCTTGCAGGCTCGCGAGTATGTCATTGATAACATGGATTTACTCAATGAAGCGATAGAAACTTTCTGCATTGACGCTGAGACCATCGCGGACAAATTCACCTCGGGAAATTGGGAATATTTCGACGTCACGATCCGCTGCTATGTACTCAGCGAAGCAATCGAGAATGCCGTTGATGAATACCTTCTCAGCGTTGAAATACCGCGGTTTTAAGAGTCGGAGGTGCTAACTATGAAAATCAAGGCAACAAGAAAATATATCACTTCTCTTTGGCAGAACGTCTACCGCGCCGGCTATTGCGATTTACAGTATATCATGCACGGCGTAGAACCTACCTACTACAACGCCGGCATGTATGGCTGGAATTGGGACGCCTACACGGATCACAGAACTGACACTGTGATAACTACCGGATATAGAAACATGGTTGGCGATCCTATCCCCGACGCGCTGATTGAAAAATACACCGAACGCGCGAAAGAAATTATCAAGCGCGAATTTTCCGAACGCGATTCACGAGAAAAACTCGACGCTCTCCGACGTGACTTCTGGCGCGAACTGATTGGAGGGTGACGGCATGATCCTACTGATTATTTTAATCATACTCGCAGCGGCGAAATGAATTGAATAACCCCATACAAGCCCCGGCTCCGGTCGGGGCTTTTCTTTTTTGCCTGGAAGTGGGCGGCCGGATCCGCGCCGGGCGGCTGGAAGCAGCGCCGGGAGAACGTCGGGAATAACCTACTAACCTACTAACCTACTAGGTTAATCTTTTTTATATGTCGTTAATGCGCGCCACTCTAAACTAAAACCATCTCACTCCTTCATAAACCGCCCTAGCAAGCCCGCCACGCCATT